TGAATATAAATAATACGCCCCAACCCTCACCCAAACTCTAAGGTTGTCGCTTCTGAAACAGTCTTTGGTTTTTCCTGTTATCATACTCTTTTTCACTACGGCTTTCGCTGCGTACTATTCATATTCAAAACGTTAAAAAACATAACAATTTAACTTTAATTAAACACACTACCTAGTGTTAAATAGTGTTAACTAAAAAAGCACCGCTAAATAAATAACGCTGCTTTTAGTTTGTAATTGGTTAACTTATCCCTTGTAAATAATAGCTCCTTTTTTAGCTAATAGTTTAGCCATTAATCCGTCCACCTCATATTTACAACCTTTCTTTAAGTGCTCATATTTCCCTGATCCTTCAATTTCATAATTAACACCTTCTTTAAAATCAAAGCTCTCAGTGTCTTTTGTAGGTTCTTTTTTCACTGCTGGTTTTCTTGGTTTCTTTTCCATAAGTATAATTTTTATAAAGTAAATATAATAAAAAAAAGGGTGAACCGTAGCTCACCCCTTTCTATATTTATTCAATCAACAACTATTAATCAGGTGTGATTGCTGTTAATGCTGCTGCTATACCACCTTTAACAAATGCAGTTCTGTCATTAGTTTTTACAACTACTGCACCTCTCCACTCAGCTAGTATAGTTCTAAAGTTTTTCTCAAAATCATCACCCGATAAACCGATGTCCATTTTAATACCGTCCTTTTGAACTAATAAAGCTTTGTTAAAATCTCCAATTAAGAAAGCATCAACAGGAATCAAAGTAGTTTTAATAATTCTAGTAACACCGTCAAGAACTAAAGAACCAGCTACATTTGATAATCTATCAATATATCTTTTATCAGTAGAAGAAACTTTTTCAGTCAATAACTTATTCACTACTCTAGGATGCAAGAAAGCAAAGTTAGGTGAATCGTTATTAGCTTCTTCAATCTGACTAACTGACGCTACTAATACATCAATGATGTTAGGATTAGGAACGGAAAAACCAGTGCCACTAAATGCAGTTGCAACAGTTGAAACACCGTTTAAAGTATTACCAGTTCCAGCACCACTATAAGCTCCTAATTCAACAGCCAATAATAATTCCTTCATCAATTCAGCTTCTATTTCTGATTGGATGAAATCAATATCATCTAACATCTCAGTAGTAACCTTAATAAATGCAGTTGTTTTAACAACATTTTCAGAAGCAACAACTAAATCAAAATCAATTTGATTCTTTTTAGTACCTTCAGTAGTTTGCCCTGCTTGTCCTTCTTTGTTTGCTTGAGATACCCAACTAACAATGTTACTTGCTGTACTTCTCGCAGACATAACATCTAACAAAGATACACGTCTTGTTGGTAAGACGCTTAATCCAGCTACTCTATCTTCTAAAGGTACATTCCCACCGCTAATGTTTGCACTAGTCATGTCGCCTACTGCCTTAGTAGTGAAGGTAAACCCACCATTCTTTGAATCTTTAAGCTCTCTTAACTTATCGATATTCTCAGATAAGTTATTTTTCAATTCTTGTTTGAATGATAACCCTTTGCTGTTAGTCTTAGCTACTTTGATACCCATTGATTTAATCGCGGTATTTAACGCATTAAATTGTTTCTCTTGGTTCTCAGCTAACTTATTTTGCAAATCTTGTAAATCTGACTTACTAGCTTTTTGTGAAATCGCTTCATTTTGTGCTTCCTTCATCCCTTTATTAAAAGAGTTAAAGTGTTCTGCTTGAACATTAGCGTCTAATTCCTTAAAAGCTTCGTCTGTTTTGTCAATATGACTTAAAAAGTCTGACCATTTTGTTAAAATTGTAAATTTCATGATGTAAGTTTTAAATTAATAAGTGTTAATAAGTGTTAATCATACTCATAAAAGACTTCTTTTTATCTAAAGTGTCATCAATAACGGCTTTATTTGTACGAGTTTTTACGTAGTTTTGGTAAAGTTTATCAAATTTATCTATATTTCCAAATGTTTGTATGATTTTGTCTATATCATCTTCGTTATAATCCTTTGTATTATCGTTGTATATTCCTGTTAGGCTATTACTACCCATTGTAGCGGCTGATGTTTCTAGCTCTTTGGCTTCTTGAACTGCAAAAAAGTATCCTTGCTCCTCTACTTCTTTAGAGTTACCTATCATAGGTAGTAAAGATGTGTATAGTTTGTATGCTTCTTGGTCCTGGATGTCATCAACAGCTAAAGCAATTTTAATGTACATCATACCAACACTATGTTGATTAATCATACCATTAGCCATCTGAGAGAAGAACTGCTCAGATTGTTCTTTATAAATCGCAACGTCTTTTAATAATGCCATAGTACTCAAATCACTATCATAACCAAATGATTTAAATGTACCCATTAGTTCATAAGCTTTAAGAACTTTACCAGCCATTTCCGTTGTATAGTTAGCATGATCCTTAATGTATAACTGGCGTTTATTTTCTTGAATAGATTTAGCAAAGCAACCGTTTAGATGTACGTCGTCGTGACTATCCATGTAGTTATAGGTGTTAGCTATAATAGTACGGTATAATATTTCATCAGTATCACTAGGTAGCTCAGCCTTATTAACTCCTTCAGATGGTAGAGTTAATTTAGGTGTTAATATTAACCCTTCTGTATGCTTTACAGTAGCTCGTTTAATACTAATTAGCTCCTTTTTATTTGCTAACTTATCTCTTATAATTTGTTTTCTATTCATATCTCAAACCTATTTCAAATTTTATTTGCTCTACTTCTTCGGGTGTTAATGTTTCTATAACTTTGGATGCCACTCCAACAGGCATTTTGTTTAGTTTCTCACTCCAATGCTCGTTTAAGCTAACTATATTAGATTTATTATAAATTAGTTTATAGTCTTTAGCTAATAATGGATTGATTTGATTAAAAAATGATCGTTGGAACTCGTTAATAATTAAGTCAGCCGTTGGAAGTATAACATCACGATAAGCAGCCTTTAAAGCTTCTGCATAGTTAGCATACTGTGACGCGTCTGTATCTCCTACTAACTGTGAAGGATATTGATATACTCCTGCTATTCTTCGTACGTGCATTTTCTCTGATTCGATAAGTTTCAAATCATTAGCACTCATTCCAATCTGTGTAAAGTCTAAAGGTACTTGAGCTTGTACTACCTTATTCGCTTTCTTTGCACCACCTATTAAGTTTTTAAGTGAATCTTGTAAGACATTAAAAAGAAGGTTAGGAATCCGACCACCATCTTTATTACCTTTAGGTGATATAATACCTATTGCACCTCTATTTTCAAATAATGATTTTTCTGCTTCTGCTCTGTTATTACTTGCTATTACGGTGTCCCAAACTGGCTGTAATGGGCTTAACCCTTCTTTAGTTGATTTCCTTTTTAAATCGTATGGTAGTCTAATTATAATTAAGTCCTCCGTTGGTATTCTATAACTTTTTGAACCATCATAGAAATCATAGTACTTGGGGTTTTCATAGAATCCAATAATACTTTGCTGTCTTGTTAAGCATTGATTTGGTAAAACAAATAACTCATCAGGGATGATTCCATCACCTTTTTTCTGTATGAATGCAACCCCAAAGTTCAAAAGATTAACAGCCGTTAGCCTCATACCTTCTTCGTGTCCGTAGTCTTGATTCCAGTTATTAAAAAACAGCTCATTATAAGCATCTGTATCATCTGTAACCTCATCTTTATCCGTTAATTCATACGGTAATGATCCTACCTTGCTTGATATGTTGTTGATTACTGAATAAACTATGGAGTTTGTAAGAAATCCTTTATCCCACAAATCAGTATCTGATATATTACCGTAGTTTCTGCTACCGAATAGTGAAACAAATGAGTTTGCAGTGAACTTTTTTAAATCTGTGAGTATATTCATACGTATTTTACCGTAATTTTTATGGGTAAATATACGTATTTATTTTATTTTATCTTATGTTTGTGGTGTCTTTTTGTTTTTTAGGGGTGTTTAGTTTATTCTAGCACCCTTTTTTTTAGCCTATAATCTCATACCTTATTTCTCTCTCAATATAACGTAGGGGGTCACAAATATGATTATAGTCATCAATTGGACGCTCTACATCTTTGTCGCTATACACATAGTTTAGTAATTCATTTTTAAAATTAACACTATCAACGTGAGCAAAGATTTTCCAGTTCTGTAAGTTTTGGCAACCTTCAATAATTGTTTCCTTTTTTGATCCGTAGATGTTCCATCCATCATTTAGAAACATTAGTTTATTAGATGGGTTTGCACTATCTGCTATCGTTGTCCTGTCCTTATCATTCTCACCTATTGCATCATTAGCGGC